CTCTGCTGCCACACCCACGTGCGTCACTCCCATCTGGTCGAACGCTGCGAGCTGCCCCTCGGCGTGCGTGCGGATGATCTCCGTGCGAGCGATGGTCTGCGCTCTGGCCTTGCTGACGTTGACCTCTTTGGCCAGCGCCCTGCCGATCTCCCTGGGGTTGTCCCCTCGGGTCAGCCCGTCGACCAACGTGTGGGCTATGCGGGCCGCTGTGGCGTCCGTCACGCCCTTCAGGTCGGTGAAGGTACGCGATGCCAACAGCTGGACCTTCTCACGGCTGACAGGCCAGTTGAACGAGTCCCGCAGGAACTGCTCACGCGTCTGGTTGCTGTACCAGGGCAACTTCTCCCGAGCTTCCGGGGTCGCCTGCCACGCCTTGACCTGCGGTCGGGTGTCGTCGAACGCTCGGCCTGCGCCCTTGCGCCACCCCTCGACGATATACCTGTGCCACCAGTGGTTCTCATCGCTCGGATGCCCCACCAGGATCGTGGCCATCCTGACCCGCAGCCACGACAGGAACGCATGGACCTTGCCCTCGGCCGAGTGGAACTTCCAGCGGGTGTTCTGAGTGCCTGACAGCAAGGACTCATCCAGATCACCTCCAGGCTTGCAATGCCCCTCGTCATCTCTTGGGCATGACTTGAAGTACGATTCCCCGTGCGTCACCAACCGCTGTTCTCGCAGCCCCAGCGAGTCCTCCACGACGATCAGGTGTGTGATCTCCCGTCGCAGCATGTCGAACCGCTGCGCAGTCTCCCTCTCCCATTGACGTCGGAGCGTCAGGGTGCGCGATGGGTCCAGGCGATCAATGCGTCCTGCGTTGATCGCCAGTCGCTTGCGTCTCGGTCGACGCTTGTTGGTCGTCAGCATCGTCATCCCTCGGACCTCTTGATCTCCTTGAGAATCCTGCCCTCCCAGGACTCGATCTTCTGCGGCTGATCGACCTCCAGCATGCTACACCCAGCCCTGCGACGTCGCTCCTCGTCGGACCACCTGCGTTGGATCTCTGCTGTCCGCGAGTTGCTTGAGACTTTGGATGCATCCGTCTCGCCCGGGGCCACTCCCCAGATCTCCTCCTCGCTTGGCATGTCCTTAGGTCGGCTGCATCGCATCACGTCCAGCCCAGCCTGGTGCAACACCCTTGAGATCATCATTCTGACGCGGACATCCTCGCTGCAGCAGTACTCCCTGGCGATGATTCTGATCGTGTCGCCATCCTCGTACCTCCGTATGATCTCCTGGCGATCCTCCGCGGTGAATTTCCTGGCCTCTGCCATGTTGCTACCCCCCAAACCCGTCGTCGTCAAATTCCCCGGTATCCTGTGGCATACCGCCGTCCTGTGGTCCCCGTGGGCCCGCCTGGCCGCCTCCAGGCTCCTGCCCAGGTACTCCCCCCATACCCGGCGGCGGGCCGCCCATGGCCGCCTGTTGCCCCCCCATCTCCCGCTGCTGGGCCTCCGCTGCCTGGACTAAGTGATCCGCCTCTTCGTCCGTGAACCCAAGTATCTTGGTGTAGAACTCCATGAGCGGCATCACCGCCTCGACGTTGCCGCCGACGTAGGCCGACAGCGCCTGGGTCTTCGTGGCAGCGATCTGGGCGATATCCTTGTCGGTGTTGGAGTCCAGATCGGGCCACACCACAGTGTAGCCGGTCTTGATCTTCGCCCCCGCTGGGCCCTCGGCGTTGCGAATAATACGATGTCGGAACGAATCGTCGTCGGACATACCATCGTCTTCTTCCGTCGCTTCCGTGGCGTCCCCACCGGTTGGTTCTTCCTCTTCTTCCGCAAAGCCCTGCTCATCGTCAGCTCCTCCACCCCGCCCATCGAATTTATCGAACTCGACGTCTGGGTAGTCGTAGCTAAAGTCCATGTCACCGAACCCGGCCTCTTCGTGACCATACTCTTCGAACGCGGGCTCGTCCTCGGGCTTGACGTAGACAGGCTCGGGCAGCACCCCCACCGCGATCAAACGATCGACGAACGGGGCGATGATTCTCGGTGTGATGTATCCGTGCTGCCGAGCCTTGAGCCTGTCGTTCCAGCTTGCGTCGTCCTGCGATGATGCCAGCTCGCCGCGCTCGCTGCCCTTGAAGATGCGAACGGGTATGCCGAGCTGGATGCAGACGGCCTCCAGATGTCCTGCGATCTGGCTCGACGGGTCGCTCACCTGCGGGGCCAACGTCTGAGCTGACATACCTGTGAGAGCGAGCCATCGCTGCAAGCTGTTGACATAGTTCTCCACCTGGTCGCGGAGATCCGCAGCGTCGATCGTCACGTCGCCACCTAGCTGCGGATGCGTGGTCAGCGCGATCCCCGTGAACGCCGCCTGCCAGTATCCCTCAGCGCTAGCCCCGTAGATCTTCTGGAGATCCAGCAATCGATTAAGCACAGGACGCATCCGCGGTGCCCCAAAGATCTCGCTGCAGTTGAGGTTGTCCGCCAGGTGGATGACTCGCGACCAATGGACAAACACCGTGGCCAACGGCAGACCCACGCCCGTATGATGCTCGCGAGGATCGTTGAGCGTGATGCGGTACATCACAGGCATCCCGAATCGCGGGTTGTTGATGTTCCACTCGTACCGCACCACTTGCACTAGGGACTCGTCAAACGGTCGCAGGAACAGCAGTCGGGTCTTACGCTCGCTCACCTCCTTGGATGGCTGCTCCGTGGGGCCAAACTGGACGCCGAAATACTGCTGATCGGTTCCCATCGGGCTGGGCTCGTAGGTTGCCTCGCCCCGCAACCCGAACCCTTGGCTGTACTGCTTGTCTGTTCCCTCCAGCCCATCACCCGTCTGCTGCAGCCCAGTCGAATCGCCGAACAGTGCCGGCTTACCACTCTTGCGATCCTCCTGCTTGGCCATCCGGTTCAACACCAGCTCCCGCTGATGGACCAGCTGATTGATCGTCATCGTCTCCTGCTCCGTCAGGTCGGGCAGCGAACGCAGGCACGTCTCCTCGGCGTTGGTGAGGTAGCAGTCGGGGGCATGGGCCCGGTTGTGAGTTAATCTGTGCTTCTCCTCCTCAAACGCATTCGTCACCATCGCACCCTCGACGGGCTCTTGGAGATTCCTGCCGTCGTCGAACCCCATCAGCAGCACGCCGAAGTGGCCGATGCCTGACAGGATGTCGGCCCGCATCAGGTACTCCCAGACGCTGCCCGACTGCTCCTCTTTGTACCAGGATGCCCCAGTGTTCATCGGCTGGAGGGCGTTCCACGCCTCCTCGAACGGCGTGGTCACATCGGGATCCTCCGACTCGTAGACCTCGGGCGTCACCTGCCATGACTCCCTGGCGATGCATTGCACCACCCGGCACGCGATCGGGTCGCGGTCGTAGAGCTTCTTATACTCCTCCGGTGAGATGTCCAGGGTCTCGGGGTAGTGGCACTCGTGGTCCACGTCCCTCCTGGGGTCCAACAGCGAACTCATCAGCTCGCTGCGGGCCAGCAGTGCGTTGGTGAGCACCTCGTCGCCCGTAATCTTGTTTCGGAGGTTGTTGGTGAACGCCGATGCGATGATCCGCCCAGCTTTGTCCTCGAACACGTCAGTCATCTTACTCAGTCCTTCCCTCGTTCCGGTTACCGTCTCAACCTTCCGCACCTCGCCATCATCTGTCTCCACGCGTCCGTGCCCGCGTAGTCGTACCCCCCCGACCTGCGCACCAGGGGAACGCCGCTCCTGGTGTACCCCACGATCACCTCGTTCTCGGCCAGTGCATCGTGCCGTCGATTGGCCAGGTCCTGCGGGGACGAGTTGACCACCGTGATGCGCGGTGTCACTGTCTGGCTGTCCACGTCGATCACGTGGTTGCCCAGCGGCTTGCCCTTGTACAGTCGATCATACTCTTCCTGGTCCATCTCAGTTCTCCTCCGGCGTCCACACTCTGCCCGTAGAGATGATCTTGTCGATGGCGCTCTCCCCACAGTCCCTTGGCAAGTCGGGATCCTCCAATGCCCACGACAGCGCGGTCGCGATCCCAGCCAGCACGGCGAACTGCATGCGGTCAAGTCCTGGTTGCATGGAGACTTCTGCCGTCCGCTCTACCGCGATCTCAATCTCTTCTCGCGTCTTCATGACATCATGCTCTTCACGTTGAACTTGTGGGTTTTCGCCGTCAGCCCGTACACTGCCAGCACCAGCGCGTCTGATTGGTCTGGTGAGCATCCCAGCAGGCTAGTCATCGTCACCTTGCCCTCATCCTCGCCGGGCTTCAGATTCTTGGGGGGGAGGTAGATCCTGCCCTCGCCATCATACCACAGTGGCACAGGGGCCAACTGCCGTCGCAGCTCGGCATACCGGGCAGGGATGGCAAACCCAGGTCCAGGGCTCGGATTCATCCTCAAACGCAGGGCGTGGTACATCTCCGCTCGGCGGTTGATGTATGCGTACCGCTCCTCCACCAGCTCCTTGCGCCTGGGCAGTGGGCTCACCACACCCCTGGGCTTGAGTTGGGCCGCCACAGACGACCCGAACGGCACCGTCTGAACGTTGTATCCCTGCCTGCGCAGGGCCCACGCGTGCTCCACGCCGCCGCCTCCCTGGTCGAACATGATCCGATCAGGCGGCACGACATGCCTGCGTGCGAACGCCAAGACCCATCCAGGGATCTCGCTCGTGTCGGGCGTCCTGCGTGCCTCCATCTCGATCAACCCCATCTCGTCCACCGCCGCCAGGGCAGTCTCTGCGGCCCCCTCACCGGTGTCCACCCCGATCGACCCGGCCTTCCTGAACTCGCTCAGCCGGTCTGCCAGGCTCTCTGAGTGGCTCAGCCACTCAGGCGGGAACATCAGCACATCCGCCCCGACGTACCAGTCGGCGTCCAGCGAGACGCACTGCTGATGATCATCCCAGTCTCGGCGGTTAGTCTTGTACTCCCACCACTGCTTCACGCCTGGGATGATCACGCGACCCGATGGCTCCCGCCCAGCAGCGATCTCGGCCATGGCCAGCCTCACGTTGGGGCTGTCCTCAGCCTTGATGCGGATCACCTTTCGCTTCAATCCACGCATATCATGCCCACTCTAGATCGCCTCCTGGGTCGCGGGTCTTCGGGTTGCCCTTGACAGCATGCTTGAAAAAGTTGTCGCACGGCCAGGCATTACCGAAGATCAGCGCTCTGTCCATCCACGTGTCTGCCATGCGGTAGTAGGCGTCGGGGACGCTGGACGACTCGTCACAGACGAACATCGTCCTCGGAATTCTATCCCCTGTCGCAGCGATGTGATGCCCTTGCATCGCAGCGATCTTATCCTGGCTAGCCACCATCCCGATGCAGTAGCTTAGCTCGTGTCGCTCGCCATGGACGTACTTCCGAATCTCTCTCTGGTTGACATCCAAGCACCCGCCCTGTCGTCGCTCCAGCGGGTACTTGGATGTCTGCACCAGATTCCCGATCTCCCCCCACAGCACCCGCAGGTGATCGTCCTTGGCCGAGGTGGTGACGATGCGGCACGGGTGCCGGGACAAGAAGAACCACATCACGATGAACGCAGCCACAAAGTCTTTCCCCAACTTGTTCCCCGCCACCACGACCGTCTCGCGGTTCTCAACCACGCTGTAGATGATCTCCTGCTGCTGCCGATAGAACCTGGTGGATGGCCAGTTCATCTCGCAGAACTTTAGCGGGTCCACCAC